GCTGGTTATGAATTTACTACAGCAACTGCTGGAGAATATGATTTCGAATCAGTAGCAGATACCTCTATAAGGGCTAAGTTTACCGTAGTAGATGCGGACCTTTTAAGTGTTAATCCCCGAAAGTTGGAATGGGCTCATGATGATACTTCCGAGAAGACATTCACCATTATCACTTATAGTAATCAATCTTGGACAATCGAAGAAGTATGATAAAGAGCACAATAGACAATGTAACAGAGACTACTACTCAGTCTCTGTTTAAAACTTCAATGATAGGTTTATTTGGAGAATGTACACAAATCTTGTATGATCTTAGATGGATGATTTTACTTGCCATCATCTTAATACTATCCGATCTATGGTTTGGTATATCTGCAAGTAGAGTACAGGGTATAGCTATTAGAAAATCTAGAGCTGGTAGAAGAACTTTAAATAAACTGGTAGATTATATATGTTATATATTACTTGGGGCAGTGATCGGAAAAGCAATTGGAGAACCCTATGGAGTAGACCCAATGGTTGTATCTATTACAGTAATGATATTATGTTATTGCTTTGAGATAGATAGTATATATGGGCATATATGTGAAATACATGGTATTAAGAAACAGTATAGTATCTGGAAGATAATCTTCAAGTTATTTACATTTAAGTTTAGTGAACTCGGAGAAGCTTTCAGGGATATGGCAGAACAGAAAAATAACTTTAAAAATACGAAGAACAATGAAAACGTACTTTAAGTATGAAGGTATAATCAAATCAAAGGAAGCAGCAGAGGCAATTGCTGCTCCCTCTGGTTTGGGACCATTCTGTGGATTTGGCTCAGCCTCCATAAATGGTAACAAATTAGTAGTATCTCCTCAAGGAGTTTCCGGTAGTAAGTATGCTAATATAATCAAGGATAGGATTATGGCAAGATACATGGCTAAGGCTTCCGAGGATGGGGAATTACCTGATATAAACTTTGGATGTATTTCAAGGGACGGTTATATATTTATATCTGATGAGCAAACTCTTACCATTGAAAACATTCAGGGTACTCAGGGTTCTACAGAAGAGGTATTACTTTTTGCAGTACATACTACGATATCTGAACCCGTAGATAACCCAGTAGATTTTGTAGCATATTGGAATGAATCTTCAGAAAGTTTTTATGACCTGTTTAAGAAGTCTACGGATATTTATTACCCAATACCCGAAGAAAATCGTAATCCAAATGTACTTACTAATGATTCCTATTCTGATTATAATATGACATTTAGCAATCTTCTAGAAATGGTAGAGACTGCTTGTCCATATTATTCTAATAATAAAAATTCTGTTGTTCTTATAGGCATTTATGGAAAGGGAACCGATGCTATGACTAAGAGAAATGAAAATTTCTCTATCGTCCCATATCAAGGTAAATTCCAAGAGATCCCTTACACTACTGCTACTCATAGTATGATGAAGGAATCTATCAAGAGAACCGAACAGAACAATAGTGGGTTTCCAGTAGTTGACGAATCTGGTAATAAGTTAAACATCAAACAATATATTGATGCCCAATTAGAAGCTCTTAGAAAAGAATTTGCTAATTCTCTAAGTACTGCAAATCTCCCAATAGGTTCAATCATACTTTGGGAATCCGATGTAATACCCGAGGGTTGGGCAGAATATACAAAGGCTTCCGGTAGAATAGTTATCGGTTATCAAGCTGGAGGTATTCAAATTGGCGATGAGGTGATGTTACAAAATATAGGGGATTATTATACTCCTTCTAATGGGAACTTCGTAATCAATATTAAGGGGGATGACTTACCTAAGCATAGACATGCTCTTGGTGTATCAAACGGTACACAGGATGATGCTAATAAGTGGCAAAATGTTCGTCCCCAATCTTTCCAAAATAGAGAGACTGGTTTAAATGGGGACCATGGTAGAGGAACTCCCACTAAGGGTATTCAAAATGGTGCTATCGTAGTAAGTTGGAACTTATTAGGTGAATCATATCTGAATGAAACTTCAGTAGAGACTTTGACTATTGAAAAATTGCCACCGACTATTACATTACGATATATCCAAAAAATATCATCATAAAGTTGTTATTAGTTATTTAGTAGTATTAAAACTCATGTGTATTATTTGTATTGTTTAAGAGTAAACATTGTTTTGCATAGTTAAAAACACTCATTTGGGAAAGGGACGTTGGGAAACGTCCCTTTTCTTTTGTGTTAATATCTAAGTTCTTCTTTAGCTCTATCTTCCCAATACTGTATATCCTGTCTAAGTTCAGAAATATATCTCATGGATTCATTAGTCTTAGGCATTTCGAAAAATTCTATGAGCATTATATTAGTAATCCTTGTACTATTTCCGAGTCTCTCTTTAATGAAGGGGGGAGGAGTAATTAATACTTCGAATAAAAGATAAGCATCCGGAGAAAGTTTATCTTTCATATAAGTATACATCATATCTATCATTTCGGATTTAGCTTTCTCTTCTTCACTATCATCTTCTAGTTCTTTGTCATTATCGAATAAATCATCCAGTTTAAAGAGGCT